GCATCAAGCTGGACACAAACATAATACCCCCACTCCCACGTTCTGTCGGAATGGTCGGTCACGATACGCGCCCGCGTCACACGGCCTTTGATGGGCTTCTGCGTGCCGTCGGGCATCTCATAGTACGGCATGAGGATAATGTCGCTGTCGACGCCCACGATGTCCATGCCGCCGTGCCATGTCTTTCCGCCGCCGCGTGTCATGCCGTAGCAGCCATAGCTGTACTTGATCTGCACGCGGCCATCAAAAATGCTTTTTCCCATAGAGTGTACCTCATTTTTGTGCAAAGAAAAGAGCACCCCTTGCAGGGTGCTCGCGGATACATGATTTACAGCAAAGCCGCCGTTTTTTCCCGCCAGACGGCAGGAACTTGTTCCAGCGTCGTGCGGCCCATGCGGATTTGTGTCGCGTAAAATTTAGCCATTGTATACCACCTCCGCCAAATCATAAACGGCTGCCTCAAGGGCATCCAGACGGTCAGAGGCAGTCACAGGCTCAGCCTCGCGCGGCGGCTGATAGTCCCACCACGAATCGAAGTCCGCCGTGACTTCTTCCTCGGTGACTGCGGACGCAACGCGAATCTGGCGCTCATCGCAGTTCCAGACCGTCTGCTTGTTGCCCTCTTCGTCGGTGATTTTCTCGGACGCAATATCCTTGCGCAGGATAATGTCCGTCGCGCCATTCAGTGCGAACACCTGCACGGCAGCGGGCTTTTTAACATACTGCTCCATGCGTTTGCTCCTTTAACAGTAACTGTTTACTATGCCACGATACAGAACGTTTCGCAGCGCGGATAATTTTATAGACGTTGTACTTCTGGCAAAAGCCACGGCTGTCGCTGTGCTTGATTTCGCCCCACTGACTCATAATGCGCTGTGCTCTCCACCACGGCACATGCCCCAAAGCATCCAGATCGCGCTGGGCACGCAGGATTGCCCGCCGCAGTTTGACAAAGTTGCGGCCTCGGATGATGGTATAAGTGCGGCGTACCACATAGCCCATCATATCAAGACCCGGCGTGCGCTGATGGCTGCCAGCCTTGCGGCGCTTGTTCTGTTGGCGCTCGGCATCAAAGGACGCAAAGTGGATAATATCCCACGCACTCTTGATTGTCAGCCCCAGCGTCTCCTTTGCCCATCTGGTGGTGTCCTTCATCACTTTTGTAAGGTTGGATATGCGCCCATACACAGTGATGTCGTCGGCATAGCAGCAGATGGCAAGGATCATCTTGAACGACTTTCCACGCCGCACCTTGCGATGGGAGAGGATGTACCGCAGCACATAACTCATAACATAATTGAACAGCCAGCAAGGCAGATACCCGCCAATTAGCAGAACGCCGTCCGGGTAGTTTGCCATGACGGCCTCCACAAGCCACAGCAAGGGCTTATTCTTTCCGATGTCGCGGCGCAGAAGATTCATAACGCATTCGACTGTCGTGGAAGGATAAGCCTTTTTAACGTCGCATTTTGCGGCATCGGTCTTGTTATGGAGCATCCGGCGAAGGATGCGTTCGTTCTGCCGCTTCCCGGCAATCTGTCCTTTTCCGGGCAGACTTCCATACTGGATCGGCAGCAGCTTTGCGCGGAAGAGCGGGTCGAGCGCTCCCTTTGCAATATATTCAAAAATCTGCTGCCACGGACTTTCCTCGCAGATGTTGCGCAGCTTCCCGTTTTCCCGCAGTTGGAACTGACGCACAGGCTCAAACGAAACGCTGCGCGCCAGAATGTCGGCATGAGCCTGCTCGGCCACGGCGTCAATGGCCGTTAGGCTTTTGTTGCAAGTACAATTTCGGATTTCTTCACGCAGTTCAGCCCGCGTGATTTTCCCGGTAGACACTAATAAATTTTGAAATCTTCTCTTTGACCGCTTGCCAGTAAAGCACAGATGCACCTGCTCCTTGATAAAATCAAGGCTCTCGATGTTGATCTCCGCTGGCTTGCAGTACGTTTTCACCAGTAAATCCTCCTTTGATTTGTGTCGTCGGCGGCGTCCGCTCTCGCTACTAGCCCCCGCTGGTTTCAAACACAATTTTCCCGATATGGGCGGATTATACGGTGCAGTATATAATGTATGGTGTAATCGACAAATCAGCCACGCCAGCCGAGCCATTCCAATTCCTATTGCCCGTTGTATTGTTAGAATTAGCCGCCGCGAGCGAGGCATTGCCATTGTTATTAAGGTTGCAGCAACGCCACGAGGCCCGCACGCCGCGCCACCCACTACAAAGGGGCGCGAGGAACTCAGAACGAAAAAGCTAACGGAAACACCGCATAACCCAAAAGCATTATAACAAGAAAACCAGAAAATCAAAAGAGGAAATACAAAAAAATAAAAATCGTGCGACCCGGCTACGCCGGGTTAATAAAGGGGCTGCGCCCCTCTTGCCTCGTCGAGCCGAGGCAATTCACCCTGCGTCACCCAGCCAAATCAGCCACGCCAGCCGAGCCAAACCAATACCCATCGCCCGTCGCACCGATAGAAACAGCCGCCGCGAGCGAG